GGATCATCGAGCGCGTGGCTATCGGCTTGTCTGACTGCGGGAAGCAGACGAAGAAGACGACGGTGCAGGTCAAGCTCCCGACGTACAAGGACGAGTACGGCAAAGGCGAGGGTGGGTGGCACATCGAGACAGGCAAGCCGCCGAAGCCGCTCGGGGCCTACTGGCTGCGGACGTTCCCCGTTGACGGCATGATGCAATTCGAGGTGCAGAGGGCGCGATGAGCAAGCACCCCGTCATCCTGAAAGGCGAGTTGTGGTCGCTGGTTCGCACTCGGCGCGGGCTGGCGAAGACGAAGGAAAACCCGAAAGGGCTTTGGGGTTACGCATGGTCCGAGACGCACGAGATTCGCGTGCGCCCGCCCGCCGACTTCCCCACGGTCGAGAATGAGGCGGACATTCTGATTCACGAGGCTTTGCACGCTTGTTTGCCCGACGTTGACGAGGCGGTCGTGACGCAGACCGCTACCGAAATCGCGCGGGTGTTGTCTATCGCTGGCGTTCTGCGTCGCGATGAGGCAACATGAGTACCGACCCGCGCGTCTTTATCGACAACTTGCACGAGATTTGCGAACAGGCGGAGGAGGCTTTCAAGGAACTCACCGTCTGCATACGGATGCCTGTCAAGGGCCAGAAACGCAACAGCGTGCGGTTCTCGATACTGGTCGACCATCCGCAATCCGGCGAATTTACGCGGAGGGTCTACGTCGGCGAGCCGGACGTGAACACTATCAAAACAGCGGTAGAGTCTGTGTGTGCCGAGCATCGCAAGAGGCTAGAGGGGACATGAGAAAAGCGCGAACGTCCTGGTAGGCTCGGGCATGACGACACCCGCTCCCTACTTCCAAACCGACGACGTAACGCTGTACTGCGGTGACTGCCTCGAAATCCTGCCGCACTTGGGGAAGGTGGATGCGGTGGTGACGGACCCGCCGTATGGGGTGTCGTGGAACACAGATTACACACGATTCACGATAGGATTCAACGTCGCCAGAACAAAGCACAAGAAGGTCGCAAACGACGACAAGCCATTCGATCCGTCGCCGTGGCTTGCGTATCGGCGCGTCGTGCTGTTTGGTGCAAATTGTTTCTCGGACAAACTGCCAACAGGATCGTGGCTGGTGTGGGACAAGCGTTTCGCCAACGGAAAAGCGTTTCTTGCGGATGGCGAGGCTGCATGGATGAACAAGGGCCACGGCGTTTACATCAAGTCTGTCACGTCGCAAGGCTTTGTTCGCCCGGAGCCAAAGCAGCACCCGACACAGAAGCCCGTCGCGGTGATGGAATGGTGTATTGAGAAGGCGGGCATCAAGGGCGACGAAACCATCCTCGACCCATTCATGGGCAGCGGCACAACAGGCGTCGCCTGCGTGAAGACTGGCCGCAAATTCATCGGCATCGAACTCGATCCCGCGTACTGCGAGATTGCCAAACGGCGGATTGAGAAGGCGATTGCGGAACGCGCGGGAAATCTTGCCACGTCCGGGTAGGTTGCTGCATGAGCAACCTCATCACGCGCACCGTTCACGGCCTCACCATCCGCTCCGGCGACAACAAGCCCGACAGCATCGGCACCCTTGACGGATACGCGGCGGTTTTCAACCAGTGGACGAAGCTCTACGAAGGCCGCTCCGTCGTCTTTGAAGAACGCATCGCACCCGGCGCGTTCCGCGACAGCCTCAACCGTGGCGACGACATCCGCGCCCTGTTCAACCACGACAGCGGCAGCTTGCTCGGACGGCGCTCGGCCAACACGCTCGAACTCGCCGAGGACGAGAAGGGCCTCCGCGTCGCCATTCACCTCCCGGACACGCAGGTAGGCCGCGACACGCTCGCCAGCGTCAAGCGTGGTGACCTGACCGGCATGTCCTTCGGCTTCTACATCCGCAAGCAGTCCGAGACGCGAGAGCAGGCAACGGAGCAGGGCAAGAAGGACACGATCCGCACGACCATCGAAGTCGCGGACTTGTTCGAGGTGTCGGCGGTGACTTTCCCCGCGTACCCGCAGACCGAACTCGCCGCACGGTCGCTCACGCCCGAGCAGATCAAAGCCTTCGAGGAAGCGGACAAGCCTGAAAACAAGGGCATTTCTGCACGCACGCGCTGGCTTATCGCGCGGTGGCAAATGGCGACGGGCGAAGTCGGGAAATCTGGAAACATGCAGGTAGGTTCCTGAGTGACGTGGACTGCGAGCCGCATGGCTCAGGAGCAAACGATGCAGAACAGCATCAATGTCGATGTGGGCGCGGCTATTCGTCAGGCCGAGGCCGAAGTTCAGCGTTTCAAGGATCAAGGCGACCAGATCGTCGCCAAGTTCACCGCTGAAACCCGCGAGATGACGCAGGATGAAGCGAACGAACTGCGCGAGATTCAGGACAAGTGGGCGGTCTCGGAGAAGAAGGTCAAGACCCTCCGCGAATGGGTTGCTAAGTCCGCTGCCAGCGTGAAGCCCGACAACGCCCCCACGGGCGACGGCAAGGCTCGCGCGGCTACCCGCTCGTACGAAACCTTCGTGCGTCGCGCGGGCCAGATCGTCACCGAGAAGGCGGTCGAAACCAGCGAACAAGCCGAGCAGCGCGAAGCCTTCGAGCAGTGGTTCCGCAACGGCAAGGCGCAGAACGAAGCCGCGATGCGTGCGCTCAGCACCGTCAACGGCAATCAGGGCGGCTTCACCGTCCCGACCTCGTTCTCAAACCAGATCGAACGCCGGATGCTGGACTTCAGCGGCGTGTTGCAATCGCCCGTCGATGTCATCACCACGACCAGCGGTGAAGACATTCTGTGGCCCAGCGTCGATGACACGGCCAACAGTGGCGCGGCTATCGAAGAAGGCACGGCGGCGGCTGAGTTGCCCGACCCCAGCTTCGGCAACAACACGCTCCGCGCGTACAACCTCACCACGCAGGCCATCCGCGTCCCCAACCAGCTCTTGCAGGACGCTGGTATCCCCATGGAGACGCTGCTCGTTGACCTGCTCGCCGAGCGTGCGGGTCGCCGCATGAACATCGGTCTGACGAACGGCACCGGCGCGAATCAGCCTCACGGCCTCGTGACCGCCACCAGCTCGTCCACCGTCGCCAGCGCGACCAGCACGACCATCAGCTACGCCAACCTGCTCAACCTTCAGCACGCCATCGACCCCGCCTATCGCAACAGCCCTTCGGTCGCTTGGCAGTTCAGCGACCAGACGCTCCGCGCGATTCGCGGCATCGTCGATGCTGACGGTCGCCCCGCGTGGATGCCCGCTCTTTCGGCCAGCCTGACCGAAGGCGCGCCCGGCCTCCTGCTTGGCTTCCGCTACTTCATCAACCAGAGCATGAGCAACCTCGGCGCGGCTACCGGCACGAAGATCGTGCTGTTTGGTGACCACTCCAAGTACAAGGTGCGTCGCGTGGGCGGGCTTGCCATCGGTCGCAGCAATGACCTGGGCCTCCTGACCAACACGACCATCTTCGTCGGCTTCGCTCGCTACGACGGTCGCCTCATCCAGAACGCTGCGATGACGGCAATGACCAACGCCTGATGCCTCCTTTCCCCGGCCCGGCGCGGGTTGTCGTCGCTCGCGCCGGGCTTCTTTCGGAAGACGACACGGATTGAAGTATGGCACTCATCAGGGTCATCATCCCGTTCGGCAGCGTTACCCGGTCTTACTCGCGAGGCGAGGAGGCAGAGTTTGCGGAAGTCGAAGCGAGGATGCTGGTAGCGAAGGGACACGCGGAGTTTGTCGAGACAGGCCCCGACCCCATCGAGACTCCCGAGATGCGAGCCGTGCTTGCACAAGTGAATCACGAACCTCAGAACGCGCCCAAGCGGCGCGGCAAAGGAAACAAGTAATGCTCATTCGCAACATCACTGACCAAGTTCGTATCGAACTCGCCGCCGCTGGCGCGACTACCGCCACCTCGCAGGTGGACGGCACGACCTTCGACATGGCTGCCGACGGCGGCTATGACGGGATCATCTTCTTTGGTCGCGCGATTGCCACGGCCAACGCTGGCAACTTTGTGCAGGTCCAGCAGGGCAACCTCGCCAACATGAGCGACGCGGCGACTATCGCCGGTAGCCGCGCAACGGCGGTCGCCAACAACGACTACATCCAGATCAACGTTCCTCGCGCGCAGGAGCGGTACATCCGCTGCAACGTCGTCCGCGCTGGCGCAACGACCGTGACTAATGACATCTTCGCGGTGCGTTACCGCGCTGGTGGTCCTCTGCCTATCACGCAGACCGGCACGAACCGCATCGTGACGAACGTCGCGGTGGGCTACGTCGAAGGCACGCCGTAACACAACTAGTCTCCACGTCACGCGCCCGTTCGAGGTGTTCTCGGCGGGCGTTTTTCATTTCGAGACAACTTCACACACGCGGGTAGGTTGCTGCATGACGACCCCCGTTCCCTACTTCCAAACCGACGACGTAACGCTCTACTGCGGCGACTGCCTCGAAATCCTGCCGACGCTGGGGAAGGTGGATGCGGTGGTGACGGACCCGCCGTATGGGAAATCCGACACGCACGCCAAGCACTTGTCTGGCATCACGCTTCGCGATGGAACGTCAAGAAAATCGCTCGGCTTTGAAGGAATCACCAAAGAGCAACTGGTCGATCACGTCAAGAAGTGGTGCGAGTTAGCAGCGCGATGGGTTGTGTTTACCGTGGAATGGAAACACGCCCACGCAATCGAAGAATCCGGGCTTCTTGTCAGGCTGGGCATATGGCGCAAGCGAAACGGTGCGCCGCAGTTTACTGGCGACAGGCCGGGAACAGGATGGGAGGCCGTTGCAATTTGCCATAGGCCGGGCAAGAAACGATGGAACGGCAAGGGAAGACACGCGTTTTGGGATGTTCCGAAAGTCAATTCATCAGGACACCCAACAAGCAAACCAGTTGCTTTATACGAGCAGTTTGTGTCTGACTTTACCGATGCGGGCGAAACCATCCTCGACCCATTCATGGGCAGCGGCACAACAGGCGTGGCATGCGTGAAGACTGGCCGCAAATTCATCGGCATCGAACTCGATCCGGCCTATTGCGAGATTGCCAAGCAGCGGATTGAAAAGGCGATTGCGGAGAGAAAAAACACCCCCTCCGTGTAGCGTCTGACATGAGCACGTACAACGACTACAGGCCCGATGCGGTCGCGCCATACGAGATCGTCGAGCAGCCCGCTTCCGAGCCGGTGCCTATCGCCGAGATTCGCAAGTTCGTTCGCCAAGACACGACGGCAGACGACGACATTCTCGGCTTGCTCGTCACGTCCGCCCGTCAGTGGGTGGAGGAATACACCGGCCGCGCGCTCATCACGCAACGCTGGCAGGCGTTCGCGCCCGCGTTCCCCGACGCAGACGCGCCGCTGATCATCCCCGGCGGCAAGGTTGCCGACTCGCCGGCGCCGGTGATGGAGTACCAGAACGACACGGGCGAGTGGGTAGTGCTCGCCTCGTCCGCGTGGTTCGTCGAGCCGGGCAACCGCAACGACTACGCGGCGGTCTACCCGTCCGTGGCTGCCGGGCGTGGTTGGCCCTCCACGGTCACGGAGGGCGACGGGCGGCGACGTGGGGGCACCGGCTGGAAGGCTCGCAACGTGATTCGCTTCGCCTACACCGTGGGCTACGGGGCAGCGTCGCAGGTTCCAGAGGCAATAAAGACCGCCATCAAGCTGCACGCCAGTTTCCACTACGACAACCGCAACATGCCCATGCCCGAGAAACACGTCGCCGCTTTGCACGAGTGGCTTGCACCCTACCGCCTGCGCGCCTTTGGAGCCTAACGCATGTTCCAGACACGACCAAACGGCCCCGTTGACCCCGGCGCGATGCGCGAAATCATCCGCATCCAGACTCGCACCGCGACCGTCAACGCCATCGGCGAGCCGGTCACGTCGGCGTGGACGGACATCGCAGATCCGCTGCGCTATGCGGGCGTGCAGCAGACGAGCAGTAGCGAAACCGTGACGGCGGAGGGCATCGTCACATCGTTTGGCGCGAACTTCTTCGTTCGCTACCCGCTGGCTGCCGTCGAGCCTGGTAACTGCCGCCTCGTCTACCGCGACAACATCTATCACGTCGCGGGCGTTGACCGCAACAGCTTCCGCAATCACCTCGTAGTCCTCAACTGCTTCCGGCAGGACAACCAACCCGCCGAAACCATCCCCGCCGTTACGGGCGTGCCGGGCACGGGTGGTACGACGCAGACGGGCGAAGGTCCGCCGCTCATGGAGGTTTGAATGCAAGCGCCCAAGCGAGCAGGGGGGTTCATCTCTATCAGCGTCGAAGGCCTGACGGAGATAAACGCCAAACTCGAACGCCTACCCCAGCGCCTGCGTAACCGCGCGGTGCGTCGCGGCATGACCAAAGCCGCCCGCATCCTGCTCCGCGAGATGAAGATGAATGTCCCGCGTGAGTCGGGTGCGTTGCGCCGTGCGTTGAAGTACGTCATCAAGACACCAAAGCGCGCCGGGCGTGCGACGGGCTACCCCTACGCCATCCTTGGCCCCAACAAAGAACACCAGACCGTGACGCGTCGGCGCGGGAAGTGGGGCAAGCAGACGATGCGGGTCCGTCCGGCGTTCTATGAACACCTCGTAGACGGTGGCGCGCGGCCGCACCAGATATACAACCGCAACCGCAAGCCGATGCAGAAGGACATTCTGCACCCCGGCGTGACCCCCACGAACTACCGGCGACGGTCTATCGAGGCTGTCCGCGAGCGGTGCATGAGCGTGTTGGCTGACGAGATTCAGCGTGAGATAAACATCATGCTTGCAGGTCGCGGCCTAGCCAATCTGTGACGCGCGGGTAGCGTGACGCATGGCATTCCTCGAAACCGAAGCGCGTACGGCCCTGCTCGCTAACTTTGAAGTGACGGACGCTGTAGGCGACCGCATCTATCTGGGTGCTGCCCCACAAGACGCGCCCCGCCCCTACATCGTCATCGCGTGCGACGCTCAGGAGCGTTTACCCGTGCATGGCGCTCGTAACTCTCAGACGCAAGGCGTGCTTGGAATCGTCGAGTACATCGACGTGGCGACGTACGCCAACGAATACGGCGTTGCCCGCGCGTTGGAAGCGAACATCCTCACCACGCTGGAAGGCGTTATCACAGACTCGTCGAACTCCCCGTGGATGTTTGAGGACTGGTCGATGACGTTCGAGTATGAGACGCAGAGCGGCGCGGATCAGAAGGGTTGGGAAAACATCGTGACGTTCAAGGTGTTCCGCAAGCAACTCTGGCTGCCTCCCTCGTGAGAAATTCCGCAACGTCCCGGTAGCGTGCCCTATCCCTAGGAGAACACGCACATGTCTCAGTATGCACTTTCCAACGTCATCACGAACTTGAAGGTTGGCGCAACCACGTATGCAACCATCGTCGAACTCACCGCTCCGACCATCAGCACCGTCATCAACGAGCACACGCCTTTTGGCGGTGACGGCTGGGTGCGCAAGACTGCAAGCATCAAGAACGTCGGCAACCTTTCGGCCTCGCTCGTCTACAGCGAATCGTTGATGACTTCCCTGATGGCACTCGTGACCCCTTCTGGCAGCGGCTTTCAGGCACAAGCCGCTCAGTCTTGCGAACTGCTTGTTGGCGTGGCAGGTGCTGAAGGCAAATTCACATTCAGCGGCCTTATCGCCAGCCTCACGCCTCCCCCGGATGGTCAGGCCAACTCGGACGCACGCATCCAGCTCGAACTCGCCGTCGACGGCCCGATGGTTTTCGTCCCCGGCACGTAAGGAAAGGACCACATGACGACCGCATCACAACTCCGCGACGCACTTCTCGCCCTCGCCAAGCCGACACCGAAACAACTCCCCCCGGCTTTGGCCGGGGTGTTTCCGCCCGGCTGCTTCCTCCGCGCTCGCACGGCAGAGGAAGACGTTCTGATGGAGAAGGCGCTTGCACGCCTTCAGCCTACGGAAGACGCGAGCGATTACGAGAAGGGCCTGAAAGCCGTCCACATCGCTCTCTCGTTCTCGCTGTGTGACGAACGCGGCGAACTTGTCGCGATGGGCGAACCGTCCGCGTTTGCGAATCTCCCTTCATGGACGACGGTTCCCCTGCAAGACGAGTTGACGAAGATTGCCAAGGCTGAACAGGCCGATCAGGGAAAAGACTGACGCAGGGCCACGCCGCCGCGTCCGTGGTTGGCATCTTGCGACAGTGCGAATCTCTGGGATGCACCATCAACGCCTTCCTGCGTGACTGCGGGGAGGCGGCTTTGCCGTGGTGGGCGGAGCTTGCGCTCTGGCGCGGGTACGCCTACCTATTCGGGCCGGGCGGTCGCGAGCGAATCGGCTGCGAGTTTGCGAGCCTGAAACACATCATCGCCGCGAGCGTGGGCGCGAAGACGAAGCCCAGCGACCACATCGCGTTTCCGTTCCCCGACTTCCAGAAGCAAGACGCGCAGGCGCGGATGCGCGAAGCGTACTGGGCCTTGCGTCGCATCGCGGTGGTGCGAAAACCGGAAACGTCCGGGTAGCGTCCTGCATGGCAGACCGCAACCTTGGCCGCATTGCAGCCGTCATTACACTCCGCGACCTCAACTTCACCTCGACGCTGACGAAGGCGCGGACGAGCGTGTCATCTTTTGGCACGTCTTTCGGCGCGTCTGCGGCGAAGGTCATCACGGGCGGCGCGGCTATCGCTGCTGCCAGTGCCGCCGCGTACGCCGCTATCGCTGGCGTCGGCGCGGCCCTCGACCGCATGGGCAAGTCTGCCGATGACGCGGCGAAGCTCGGGATGCAGGACATGCCCGAGTTTCTTGCGGGCTTGCAGTACCGCGCGAAGCTGGTGGGCGTGGAGGCTGGCAACGTGTCTGACAGCCTCGGCAAGATGTTCCGCACCATCGCGGAGGCACGCGCGGGGAGCAAGGCGGATCAGGACATTCTTTCGACGCTGGGCCTGTCGGTCGCGTCTTTGTCTGGTCAGTCGCCCGACAAGGTTGTACTCCGCGTAGCCGATGCTCTGGATCAAGTCGCAGACAGCGGCGAGCGTGCGCGGCTGGCGGTGGCGTTGTTCGGTCGCTCGGGCGCGAACATGGTGAACGTGCTGCGGGGTGGCAGCCGTGGCGTGCTGGGTGACGTTGGCGAGGCTCAGGCGCTGGGCGTGGCACGGTCTGCTGCGGACTTGGCGGCGGCGGATGCTGCGGGCGACGCTCTCGACCGGCTGAAGATTGCGACCGATGGACTTTTTAACACGATCACGGTCGCTATTTCGCCGACGCTTACAGGCTTTGCGAACTACCTCACGAGCGCATCGAAAAGCGTTCAAGCGTTCGACTTCAAGCTCGCCGACCTGCTGCCTGGCGTTCTTGTTGGTCGCACGCTGCCGTCACTGATGAACGCCGGAAGCGGCTTGGCGGAAGAACTTCGCGTCGCCAAGATTCGCAACGAAGTTGCAAACCGCGAGCGACTTCGCGCCGCTGAAGCACGCAAAGAAGCTGACATCAACCAGCGATTCGAGCAGAAGATGTCGGCGGTCTTCGCCGAACGCCGCGCCGTGGTTGAGGAAATCGCACGCAAAGAGGCAGAGATTGAGGCCGCACGACTTGCTGCCGCTGAGGAATTGCAGATGCAAAACCTCGAACTCGCCGAGAAGGTTGCTGCCATGGTCGGCAGTGATGGCGGCATAGCTAGCGCCATTCCCGAGATTTCAGGCGGCGCGCCACTCATCACGTCGGGAAGCGCGGAGGCTCAGATGGCTCAATTCAACGCGGCCAACATGCGGGTGCAGACGACTGCCGAACGCCAGCTCACCGCAACGGAACGCATCGACAAGGCAATCATGGAAATCAAGCGGAAGGCCGAGGAAGACACGCGGCTAATTCAGCAAATTCTCCAGCGCATCCCGGTGGTTCAGCCCGTGTAAGAGCGATACACCCAAATCGCGCCGATGGCAAGCAGTGTCGCGCCGACGCCGATTAGCCACGGTGTCAACTTCTGCATCTCTGTTTTGCGGCGAACGCGGTCTAAATATGCCTTGTCGCATCGCTCGAAGTGCGCCAGCACAACAGGCTCTTTCGTGTCGGTGGCAATGTGGTGAATGCGACCACGGAAGCTCGCGCCGTCAGCCTTGAAAGCCTCTGTGTATTCGCGTTCGAGTTGTGCGGGGATATTCCCGAGCAGTACCCCCGACGCGCTTGTAACAAGCAGTGCGTCACGAATCACGCCCCGCTCGTCTTTGGTCCGCTTGTGAGTGATCGCCAGCGTTTCACCAATCCGCATTTGTTCAATCACCTTGGCTCTGGTGGCATCGTCCAATGCGTTCATCGTGAGTCGGCACACGCCGGAAAACTCTCCGGTTGCCTGCTCGAACGTTGACCAGTGGGCATTGGTGGAGACTTGCACTAGGCCGTTTGCGGTTTTGAATCCTGACAACTGTTGTGGCGGCTTCACTTGAATGGCAACAACCATTCCGATGAAGCACACCAGCGCACCGATGATGGCTGGCGGAAAGATGCACGTCAGTACAAGGAAAATCACACCCAGCCCAGCCCAATTACCTGCCCGCATACAGCACCTCCGATCCCGCCCATCGTACCAACCCTGTCAAGCTGAGAAAATCCCGAACGTCTAGGTAGGTTCCAGCATGGCTGGAACGCTCACCGAAATCATCGACAACGGCGGCTTGCGGTCGCAACGCGAGGGCATCAACTCGGACCTCACGCGCGTTTTCAAGGTGGCCGGACTCACGGGCGGCACGGGCGCGGAGGCGGAAACCGAAGCTATCTCAGGCTTCCCGGCTGATAACTCGGCGTATGGCATCGCCCCGTATGCCAACCTTCGCAAGTTCTCGCACTCATTCGAGTGGCAGAACACCGCGAAGACAGAGGGCATCGTCACCGTCCGGTATCGCACGCCGTCGAACACACGCACGCAGACGGGCGCGCCGGGTGACCGCTCGCCGATCATCACATGGGGGACGCAACTCGAATCGCGTCCGCTGCTGAAAGACTTCACCACGCCGACACCCAAGGTTGTAGTCAACACCGCTGGGCAGCCCTTCGACCCGCCACCGACCACGCTGGTAGGCGTGCCCTACGTCGAAGTGACCGTGTGGAAGACTTCGTCGCAATTCACGGGCACGGTTGTGCCGCTCATCGCTCAGTGCCCCATCGTCAACTCTGGCTCATTCACGATTGACGGCGTGGCGTTCTCCGCACGCAAGCTGCTCGCGACGGTCGAGCGCGCCGAAAAGGAATTCGAGGACACCGAAACGTACTACCGCGTGTCGTATCGCTTCCTCATCAACAACGACACTTGGGATTTGAAGCTGCTTTCGTATGGCTATTACGAGAACGTGGGCGGCGAGTGGAAGCCCATCGTTGACACTGAGGGCAGCCTCGTCACGCGGCCCTATCCGCTTGCCCCAGACGGCACCAAGGAATCTGACCCGAGCAACGCAGGTGCAGAGATGACGTTCCTTCCATACCGCGTTGTCTCATTCACGGGGTTGTTCTAATGAGCCTTATCTCCATGGCGGCAACGAAGGCGGCGCGGCTGACGAACCTGCTGCGCGATACGCCCACCGCGTCACCGCAGTACCAGCGCAACTTCTCCCAGAACTTCGCACACCGCGCGGTGTGGGTGCGCGTCGCCGGCGGATCTGCTGGCAGCGCGACAACTACATGCACGCTCACGTACAACATCTATCAGCCACACACGGGGCAACTGCTCGCGTCCACGCTCACCCCGCTCCGGCCCCGCATCGTCAACACTGAGTACAACAGCCCCGCCAATGACACGTATGGGACGGCCTTCAAGGACGGCGACGGCTGGCAGCTTGTTGAGGCACTGCTCGAATACCCCAAGTCGGAGGCGTGCGAGTGAGTGGCAAGCTACTCGTCATCAACGGGCGCTTGCAACGCGCGGCCGGTCGCCTGCTACGCACTCGACCCACCGACGAGCTGTCTTTGCCATGCCCGTGCTGTGGCAAGGTGTACTACGTGCAGCTCCGTACGTGCTGCCTGCAAACGGGCGGCGACGACATTGGATCGCCCTACCCCAACGGACTCGGCCCGTTCTACATCCCCCAAAGCCTGCTCACGGCTGGGTGTGGCACGGGCACCACGGGCTACCTCGCGTTCTTCCCGAACGAAGACGGCGTGGCCGAATTCTGCATGACCTACAACCTCGACCGCGATCCGCCGATCCCGTCGAGCGCGTTGCCCGAGGGTGCAACCGTCGTCACGTCCGAGGACACGTTTGTCTGCTACGAAAACCCGATCTGCAACAACGATGCGATCTGCCCGCCCTGCCCTGCGTGCTGCCATGAGGTAAGTCTCGGCTGGCGGTGCGTGCGGGGCATTGATCCGCACCCCAGCAATCCGAATCCCTTCCTGTGCAACTTTGGTCGGACGTATCGGGTCACTTTCAGCCAAACCAGCACGTACGAGCAACGTGTCTGGCAGACGTGTGCTTCGGGTGAAGCGATTCGCTGCGACCTGTTCTCGACAATCAACAACACCACCGAAACCGAAGGCATGATGACGTTCACGAAGGCTTGCCCGCCTGACTTCGTTGCATCATGCACGGGCGGGGCGACGACGGTACGCACGCAACGCTTCGAGGGTTTCGGCGCGTACCCGGCTCTTTGTGAAGGTCCGCCCACAGGCGGGGGCGTGACGGAAAGCACCGACACCACGGTGATCACGTGCGAAGGCTGGGACTTTGCTGGAGCGTTTGGAGCAGACCCCCCGGACGCGGATGACTTCTGCGCTGACACGGTGGTAGAGGAGCTGCGGTGCCAGTTTCCCAACACCGGCGAGCTGTTCAGGCGCGTGACGACGGAATGGGATTACGACCGCGCTTGCTTCGAGGGTACAACGTCATTCCGCCGCACCGATGAGCGATGGTGGAAAGATCAAGCGACGTGTCCTCGTGTGGTGTTCGGATGCTCAGTGACGCAAGATTTTCCGTGCGTGAATAAAGAGTGCTACTTCGAAGAGAGCACGGGGATCAGCAGCTACACGGTCGAGATTCTGGGCATCATCGGCTGCGCTGGCCCTTGGGAAACCTACGACACGAACGTGGCGACCGGCTACCCCGGCTCCGCCGCTGGCTTCTTTGACGGCTGGTACGCACTCGGCCTCGGGAACGCGGAGAACTTCCTTTGAACATTCACACTCAGACGCTCGCGGCTATCTGCGTCACTTGTCCGCACCACATCAAGAGCGATGAACTGTCGGACGCATTGCCGCTCGCCCGCCGCATGGCAGTGTGCGAGATTACCAACGGCGGCGACAAGAACGCGCGCGTGCCCATCCCGGTTCGCATCACGGTGGGCAACTGCCCTATCGGGAAGTTCCCCCGATCCGTGGTGCAGTCGCGGGAAAAGGGCAAGTCGTGCGGATGCAAGGGCGGAAGCGAGCCGACACCACAACCGACCACCGCCGCAATCGTCCGTTGGCCCCGCTCGGCGCAACGTGCGACGATGTACCAGTTCTCGAAGCGAACAAAGCGAGTCACGGGTAGCGACGGCTGGAAGGCTACAGGCTCGCTGGAGTGGTACGGGCTGCCCATGCCGCTTCGTTGGTGGATCATGGTCCGGTACGGCATCGTCCGGTCCTACGCCGGGTGTGGCTGCCTCGTGTGGCTAAAGAACCGCGCGCCGTGGCTGGACGGCCCGCTCACCATGCTCGAACGCTTCCGGCTGTCAGTCGTCGCGCCCGTGTGCGTCTGGTGGCACTCCCGCAAGGTGACGCTCGACACCCCCACGGGTAGCGTCCAAGTGGACAATCCCTCTTGGCGGGCGGTTCCCGGCGTTCCCGCGAAGTCGGGCGCGTGGATGCTCGCCCTGCTGCTCGTGGCTTTCGTCGCACTTCTGGGTAGCGTCGTGGCATGATTACCACCGCCGCCGTTCTCACCTCATGCGTTCTCGCTGGCTGCAATTTCAACGACGCAGACTTCAATAACGACGGCGTTATCGACCTGCTCGACGTGACGGACTTCATCAACGTGATGGCTGGCGGGCCGACATGTCGCCCAGGTAATCCCGAAGAAACCGTCGAGCCGACGTGCTTCGACTCCATCGACTTCGACAACAACGGCGTGTTCCCCGAGGACTTCGACTTCACGGCGTTCGTCATCGTCTGGGGTGGCGCGATTCCGTGCTGAGAAATCCCGCGACAAGCCGGTAGCGTCCGGCATGCGCAAACTCGCACTCACCGTTGCCGTTCTCTCGCTCGTCGTCATGCTCCCCGGCTGCGCTGGCCTCCGTGGAGTCTTTGGCACGCCGGGCGAGACTGGACCTGACCCGCAACTGGTCGCCCAGTACGAGCAGGCCAAGACGAATCTTGAAGAACTGAAAGCCAACGCCACCGCCGACATCACGCAGGCGGTTGCGGAAGGCGACGCGAAGCTCGAAGCGAAGGCACGCGAAACGCTCGCGACGGTCGAGCGCATCGAGAAGGCGGCTGACAAGTTTGAGGCAGTGGTGAAGAAGGACGAAACCGGCGCGGTCGATCCGGCTGCTACTGCAACGTCTGCCGCTGCACTTCTCCCGCCCCCGTGGAACGTCGTCGCAATGCTGGGCATCCCGCTTGTCGTCGGTGGCGTGCAGGAGTGGAGCAAGCGGAAAGCCGTCGCCCAGAAGGAAGCGGATGCCAAGAGCATCGTCAACAGCATCGACGTGCTGATGACAAAGAACGATGCGGTGAAGGCCGCTCTGAAGACCGTTGACGCTGAAGCGAAGGCTGCCGCTCACGCACAACTCACACCCGCCGCCAAGCAACTCATCGACGCGGAGAGCGTGACGTGACACCCCGAGAACCCACCAACGCAGAACTTCTCGACGAGTTGAAGAAGGTCAGCTCCACCGTTGACCGCATTCACAAGCACGTCGTCAACACGGACGACCCGAACAAGGGTCTTCTCGTCCGCGTGACGAACATCGAGAAGAAGCAGAGTTTCACCGACAAGCTCGCCCACTTCGCCCTGTTTGGCTCCATCGCCGCCGTCGGGAGCCTTGTTTGGAAGTGGATCACACACGGCCAAGCGCACTAGGAGTCTGTCATGTCAGTCGATAACTTCCAATTTCACGCGGCTGGCTGGTCGTCACCGTACACGGGCGGCTATGCCGTCACCCCGTCAGACCTTGACCCACTCACGCCGACCCCGCGTGCTCTGTGGGTTGGTGGCACCGGCGCGGTTTCGCTCATCACCACGGGCGGTCAAAACGTCACCTACGCCGCTGTCCCCGCCGGTACTGAATTGCCCGTCCGCGCAACTCGTGTACTGCTCACGGGCACGACCGCCACTTCCATTGTTGCGCTCTACTAGGAGTTCCCATGACTGCCAACGCTCCCGCCGCACACAAGCAACTCACGCACATTCGCCGCCTGCTAGAGCGTTCACGCACATCGCAGGTTGGTCGCATCACGCTGGGCGATTCACGCAACGCATACACGAGGTACCGCGAGTCTTCCAGTTGGACGCGACTTGCGGACGTGCCTGTCGCGTCGGTATTCATCGCCGCCGAAAACAGTGCGTCGGCCAACATGCACCGAGATGGCTACGGGCTGTTTCAGGTCGCGTCGGGCATTGCCAACATCACGTCGGACGCAGCCGCGCCCGGCGCGTCGCTTGCTTCGGCCAACAACGGAACCGGCATCGCCAACACGCTGCCCGTGTCGCTGTATCAGTTCATGGGCAACGGTGCCAACACGGCGTCGCTCTCTCGCGTGTGGGTCATTTACACGACCTACGGAGCCACCGGCACCAATGGTATGAACAGCACCAACGACCCAAGCAGCGTCGGAGGCAACGCACGGCGCGGCCTGCCCTACGCCTCTGGTACTCCTATATTGTCCGTTGAGGTCTTCCGACTGACTGACACGCGGGCGACTACGGCATGGTCGCAGTTCTACCTTGAAGCAGGGCAGAGCGTCAACAACTCTGACGAGGCGAACATTGGCGCTTCTTCCGCCTTTGCCGTGCCACCAGCCGCTTCGTCTGGGCTGCTCATCACCCGCGAAGTGTGGAACATGCCTGCCTTCACGCTGGGAGCGGGCAACGGCGTTGCTATCCGTTATAGGTTTTCGGCCAACCCCGCAACCGGGCAGGGCGGCGTCGTCGCAGGCGCTCGCGTCCGCTTCCGCACCAACGGAGTGACCGACTACAAGATTGCTCAGGGCGGATGGTCTACGTCTGACCATCTCCCGGCAAGCATCGTCGGCATCACCAACCCCGATGCGAAGTACACAGACGATGGCATCCGGCTGTTTCTCAGGAGCATCGCAACCGAACCGAACATAATCGTTCGCATCGAACTGGGGCAGAACATCAACTCGACAAGCACGATTCTCGACGAGTGGGATGGAAACACGAACCGCCGGTACAAGGAAAACATCCGGGACATCATCCTGCGTTGGATGCGGATTTTTCAAGAGCCTGAGTTCGCGTCTCGCAGCGTCGGCTTTGAACTGCTGCCACCGTGGTACACGGCAACCGACCGGCCCCGCATGGCTGCACAACGGGATTTGCTCAGTCAGTTGTCGGACGAGATGCACACGCCCGGGGTGCCTGTCGCTCTGTATGACCAAGTGGCTGAACTCGAAGCCCTTTACACGATCACCGCTGGCGCGCAGGGTTTGGACAACAGCGTCGGCCTCATGCCTGCCAACGCTGGCGACCCCGTACACCAGAACTTCGACCGCGTTATCACGCTGGGCACGGCAGAGTGGGATGCGATTGCGACGACTGCCGATGTGATTGGCGAACAGCCGAACCTGTCGCCCGCCGACTCGCCCGCTGTTGTGTTCAACGTCACGCCCAGCGATGTGGCGAACCTGAGTTTCGTGACAACCAGCCTGACACCTAGCGTGACAGGAAGCATCGCCGTTCTTATGCGTGATGGTCAGACGGTGACGCTTGCGGCTGTTCCGGCTGGGCGTCGGGTCCGCGTTCGTGCGTCCAGAGTGTTGGCGACGGGGACGACTGCGACGGGCATTGTCGCGTCTGCTTGATTGCAGACCCAATACACACACTGGGCAGCGTCGGGCCAACGTCCACGCGCAAGCCCAATTCGTATTCCATCAGTTCGCGGTCGAGCCTGCCCTTCGTCGCGTCGCCACGCACGCGGGCTTCGCGGATGGACTCCCACACGACCGCCGGCAAGTACCACTGCGTTCCGTCTTCGTCCTGCCCAGTCTCCAGCGTGATGTAATTCAGGTCACGCAAGCGACGCAGGCACGCGATGACGCTCCCGTGCGACATGCCAACCGACGCACCCATGCGGGCTATCTCGTCGCCGCGACACTTGACGCGGTTGAACGTCAGCAGGCGGTGAAGGATAAACGAAGTCTCTAACGCCATCGCGTGCGCGGTCTCTGGTCCATACTCGGCGATCCACTGCTTGACGTAGAGGCGTGCCGCGCCGACGAGGAACACGCGGGAGATGGTGGGCAGCACAACAACGCCCACGCTTGCGACGCGGGCGGAGCTTGTCGCCACGGCCAACTGAGCGTCGTCGCGTACGCCCGAGTTGTTGAGTTCTGCCCGCGACATTCGCCCAGCGCCTGTCTTCGATCGCGCAGAGCAAAGACGCGCGAGCAGCTCCACCAATTCAACGGCGTGCCCCGGAACGCGAACGCCCTCGTTCTCAATAGTTTGAACGAGGGCGGTCAGCGATGCCATGTGACGCGGTGTGAGGACTAGCACGGGCTGGCCCGAGACTAGGTGCTGCAACTCTGGAAGGTGCTTCGGCTTAGGCTTTGCCCACGGCTGTTTCGGCGGTGGGGGCGTGTCCCACTTCCGTTCGTGCATCATGCGTTAGGTCTCCATTCACGATGGATTGTTGGGCAGCCACTAACATGGAATCAAGTTCCTTACGTGCTTTCTGTAGCAAGACTTCCGTGGCCCACGGCTGCCCGGCAAATGCTGCGCGCTCGACGTGGCGGAGTTGGTTGGCGGCGTTGAAGACGTTGATGAGGTCGGTGGTCACTTCGGGTCGGTCCTTCTTCCTGTCACGGGCTGGGAGGCTATATGGCTCCACGATGGTGGCCGCTTCCATTGGTGAAACGGCTTGGACTGATTCTGTGCTTCGATGCGTTCGCTCTCGCGCCAGATTGCCTCCATCTCGTCGTGTAACAGCGGATCGGTGTAGGCAAAGCCGGTAGGCTGGAAGCGGCTGGGGCTGTCAAACACGCCCGCGAGGATTGGTGACTGTCTCATCGCCGTGCCCTTTCAATGATGCCGCTCGTCTCAAACTGCGGCCCCCACTCGCCGGACTTGCGGGAGAGGAGCGTGCGGATGATGCTGTCCCAATCTTCGTTCGTCTTCGTGGGATTCACGTCGTTGTCGCCGATCCGCACGTCGCCCAGCGGCACACGCTCGACACCGCCGCCTTGCGCAGTGGGCGGCATCCACGGGCGGGGCACACCGCGCTGGATGTTGTTCTCGATGATGATCGGACGGCCCAGCATGTACGAGATGCCCCACTGTGCAGGCTCGGTCAAACGCGGCGCGTCAAGCAGGTTGTTGCTTATGAGGGCCGATGTCCACACGTCGTCACGCACGGCCATTGGATGCCCGCCGCCGATGCCCGTGTTGAAGTTGTAGCAGACATTCGAGATGATGGTGAAGTCGCCTCCGCGTGCTTGGATGGATGCGCTACCGGGGCTGATGATCCAGTTGTGTGTGACGATGCGTGTCGCGCCCGCCGTGTGGACGAGGTACATGCCGTGCGAGAACTGGTCGCGGTTGCCCGTGTTGAACAGGACGTTCTGCTCAACGAGCGTCATCGTGTCGGCGGATGCGTAGATG